AGCGTGTAGTAAAAGTATGACCTATACCTAAGACATATTGCTAGCTTTCTAGCGGCGTGTCTTTCTTTGTGTCTTTATCAGCCTTAGATTTAAGCCCATTACCAGCAAGTACCCCGCCTAGAGCGCCTGTTAAAAATATAGCTAGGGTCTGTAACAGCTGTATAAAGTCCCTATCATTTGGCGCTTGCTGGCCTATTGGCTGTGTTACAAATACTAGGGCATATACCGCGCCTGTAGTTATAGTTAAAAAAGTTACAGCTAACACCGCGCCTATGAAGAAGATTAGCCGGGCGTGTATGTCCTCGGGGGCTAATTTTGTACGTTGTCTACTCATTAGGGTTAATTAAGTCCTTTGTACATATGCCCGTTGCTCTGCATTGAGGCGGGTTACACTCTGGCTTTTCCCAGTTTTCATAGTTTTGGCATGGATACCTTACCCAGCCGTCATAGCCACACCCTGCTAAGAGCATTGTAAGTACCAGAGCCCCTAGCAGGGCTCGCACTACTTAGCGCCTACGCCAAACTGTTTTTCATTAGGCTGTAGAGCCTTTACTAACGGCCCAATAAGACCGGCTAAAAACGCATTAGCCAATACTTTAGGGTCTGTTATACCGGATATGTATAGAGCTGCAACGCTTGCTAGCGCGGCACGCCCATAGCTCCACGCAGCCGCCTCTAGTTTTTTCTTGTCCATTTTTGCTCCTAAATGCCCTTAGTTTATTTGTGTAAGTACCCCTACCGTATGAGTACCGGCAGCGGCAACAGCATATAGCGCTTCATAATCACCCACGGGCACGGTTAAAACAACACCATTATCTAACTTAAAACCATTGTTTACGGTTACATCTGGCCCACCTAAATAAATAGCACCCGCACCTAGATTATGTAGAATAGCTGTTTGGTCAAAACGGGTTTCTGGCACAATAATTACCGGTGCAGTAGTAACGGTTACTTGCGCGCTAGTTGGCATTTTCTTGTCCTAACTTTGTAATTAGTTTAGCGGCTTTTTTAGCATTTACCGTTATTTCAAAGTGCATTTCATCTTTACGGTTACGGTAATCACCGCCCCAAGTTAGCCCATACTTTTTAGCTAGCGCTCTAATCATTGGCACTTTATCGGCTGGAAACGTACCTACAGCTGCTAACGGGTGTTTAGTTGCGTTTAGATCTATAGCTGTACCGCTGCTATGGCAGCTTAGGCGGTCTGTGCTGCCGCGTACCATACGGAAAGCGTAGCCCCACTCATCTAAAGCGCCCTCATCTATTGGCTCTATTAGCGCGTGAAACTCAGCGGCAAAACCTATTAGCAAAGGTGCTACAGCCTCAGCGCATCTAAGTTTTCTATTAGTGCCGGGTACTGCATAACTATTTATGCCAATTTCTGCCGGGTCTTTGCTGGCAGGCCAGCCGTTATAGCTCGTTAGCATCTATCCACGCCTGCTCTGTTTCGTTCCAATTCCAACCTTTACCCTCTGGTCTAGGTGTTGGCGGTTGCCAATTAAACTCATTATCTAAAGCCCAACTAGGGTAAGGCTGTGGCGCTATGAACACATCATTAACGGCATCATAAGTAAAACCTATGCCTGCAAACCTGCCTCTTATTCTATTATTAAAAGAAGTTTGCAACCATTTATCATAACCATAAAGTTCAGTTAAAAAAGCGATACCGCTCTGTTCTTCATTTTCAGGATCTAGGGCAGCATTAGCTACTGCTAAAACATTTATTACATTATTATTTTCATCTAGTTTTACAAAATGCGCCATTAGTAAGTTATGCTCCCGCTTCCCGTAAACTTGTAAATATAGTAACTGCCTGAAGTTGTCGCAGTTGGAGAGCCAGTTGTTGATGCAGCTTGCACAGTAGCCCTTACAATTACTACACCTGATCCGCCGTCTGCTCCCGCCGAAGTTCCTTCTTGGCCGCCGCCACCGCCGCCGCCTGTATTAGCAACGCCAGCGGTTGCATTTGGACTTGTATAAGTTCCACCAGTTCCACCGCTATCTGTTCCACCTGCGCCACCTGTGGGATAAGCAGGCTGTCCGCCACCGCCGCCGCCGCTTGCATAAGTAAAAGATGATCCCGTAATACTAGATGCCGTGCCAGCTGCTCCAGCTGTAGGATTAGCAGTTGAACCTGCTGTTCCACCGCTACCGCCGCCATTTTGTCCAGCACCGCCAGCAGGATCGCCACCATTTTGGCCAGCAATACTTGTAACAGTTGTAAATCCTGTTCCAGTGATTTCAGATGAAGCGCCTGTTCTTGTTAAATTGCCAGTCCAAGTAGTAGTAGCGCCTGCTACTGTAATTGTTAAAGTGTTGCCTGGAGTTACGCTTTGCGTTCCAGTTCTAGCTTCCGCGCCAGCACCGCCACCGCGACCGTTACCGCCGCCTTTGCCACCGCCACCTACTACTAAATATTCAAGCGATACTGTGCGCGGATAATTTTGTGAAGCAATAATCCCGATTAAACTCATTAGGCAATATCTCCAATTACCAAAAACGTATTAGAAGCTGTGCAGATAATAGAAGCTGCGCTATATCTTGCGCGTAGTTTAGGTGCTGTTGCTGTTGCACCTGTTGAGTTAATGGTAACGCCTGCGCCTTGCGCTAGGGTTACTTGGCCTGCACCTATCTGCGCTATGTTTATTACATCACCCGCGCTAAAAACGCTTGGCGGTACAGTTAAAGTAATTGGGCTTGCGTTATTAAGTGTAACTAGCTGGTTAAGGTTGCCTGCTACTAAAGTATAAGTAGTTCCCGTTTCTGCATCAAACTCTAGTTTTAATCTAAGTACAGCTGTGCCGCTAGTTACGCCACCTGATAGGCCAGAGTCAGTACCAGTAGTAATGCCCTCTATATCACCTGTTGCGCCGCTAGCTACCCACGCGCTACCTGTGTAATACCAAAGGCTGTTATTATCTTTAGTAAATGCAAACTGCCCTTCTTGGGGTGAAGTTATAGCAGAGTTTCTAGCTGCCTCACTAGCAAAAACTAAAATACCTTGCATTAAATAGCCGTTTACATCGGCGGCTGTTAAAACCTCACCTGTGGTAAAGGTCTTAAACCCTAAGCCCGCTGCCATTGTTACCCCCTAATAGGCCAATACGCCGGTGTCTAGCACCCCGTATAGGCTTGAGTCTAGTATAAAGCCGTCTATTATCGGCTCTAGTGTGGTTAGTGTCGCTTTCCAGCTGTTAGGCGTAATTGCCATAGCTACGCCAAACACCTGCAAAGTCTTAGTTAAAGTAGATGAGCCCGGCTGGTTTGTAGTAATAGTTATAGGGTCAAAAAAATCTAGATCTAGGGCGGCGATTATGCCGGCATTATAGTTATCTGTGTATAAATCTAGGGTAATGGCATCACATCTAATAGACGTTTCTTTACGGCTAGCTACATAGGCTTGCGCCCTATCTAGGGCTACGGCATCTGTCTGCATTAGTAAGTTTTGCTGGTTATAGCTGTGTGTAAAGTATTTATCTATGCTTGCTTGATCTATTGCTAACTGCGTAGTACCGCCGCTGCGTGTAATGCTGGCTGCGTTAAATACCAACGTATCATCTAAGCGCCATATAGCATTAAAATAGCCTATATTTGTGCCGTTATCGTTAAACACGGTAGGTGTGCCGCCTATGCTAGCCGTGGTTACGTTTCTATCTTGAAATACAAATGAGCCGGTAGCATCTACATAAAGCGCCCCATATTCACTTAGGGTAACTGTCTGCATAGCTGCAAGGCTGGTACGGGCTGTGCCGGGATCTGTCTGTAGCGTAGTTAGCCCCGCGTCTACATCACGCATAGAGGTAGGCCAACCTATTTGGTCTAAAATCTGGTTAATGCGCGTACCGGATAAATCGCCCGCGCTAGCCCCTGCTACCGTAGCTATTTGGGCATTTTGGGCAAGTCTAAACGCATCTACCGCCGTTATTGTGGTATAAACAACGTCTAACGCATTTTTAGGCGTAGTAGTGTTATAGCTAGTAATAAAGCCGCTAAATATAGGATAAGTAACGCTGTTATAGGTAGCCGATATAGCTACCTTACGCATAGGGTCTAAAAGTCCAAAATACGGCCCCGCTGGATTTTGGGGGTTGAACTGGCCTAACTGGTCTACTATTCTTAAAGTTAATGTACCTGTTTGGAATTGGTCGGCTTGTGGGTTACGGCCTCTGTTAGTTTGTATTGTATCTACTACGTCAGACACATCTACAATTACTGCCGCGCTATCGCTTAATATGTTTGTATCTAATATACCCTCACCTAAGAT